ATCAATCTTAATACCTGGAATTACTTCTTTAGTATCTTTAGCAAATTTTTCATACAATTTAATGGTTTTTTTATTTTCCTCTAAACGGTCTTCTCTTTGCTTCTTAGTTTCTTTCTTAAGAGTATCTTCAGCTTCAGCTTCAAATTTCTTAAGTTCTTTTAAACTTTCTTTAGATTCATCTTTTAATTCATCTAAGTCAACTAATTTAGCAATTTCTTTCTCAATCTTAGTATCTGAAAATTTAGTTGTCTTTCTTAAATACTCTGCATAAATTGCTTTTTGAGTATCTACTGATTCTTCTAATTTCTCATCAGTTACATTTGAGAATCTAATCTGATTAGACTTGATATTTAAAAGTTCTGTTAAAGGAACTCCATCTTCCCAATTATCATGTAAGAATTTAAGTACTTCTGGTAATTGAGATTTATAATCATCTACCATTTCTAATCCTACTCTATATTCTCTTTTTTGGAATGCTTCAGTTAAACCTTCAACAGTTCCATCAAAACCTTCTAAATCTTCTTCAGATAGAATTGTTTTATCTTTAAAGTATTCTCCCCATCCTTTTAATTGTTCAGTTTGGGTTGCATCAGCTGAAGCTTCTAATTCCTTTTTCTTCTTTTCAGCTTCATCATCTTTATTGGTGTTGTCATCATTATCAACATCAATCAAATTATCATCTTTTTTTTCAGCAGCTTTTTTAGCAGCCAAGTCAGATTTTTCTTTTTCAGCAAGAGCTAATTTGTCAGCTTCAGCATTTTTATCTGCATCATCTGTCCCAGATATATCCTTATCATTAATATCAATGAATTCTGGTTGGTCTAGGATTAAATTATCTAATCCACTAAATGTTTCTTTTGGCATTCTTTACTTTTTTAGTTTATACTTTCTATAAACAATAGCACAAAGGTACTTATGTTTATTGATATTTGCAATCTTTTTTAATATTAAAATTGTAAGTTATATAGCTTTTTCTATATTGTTTAATTTTAAATAATCTATCATATTTTTAAGAATTTCAATATTATCTTTTGCTAATCCTAAAGATGTATTGCAATTATGACATAATCATTATTTACTCTTACCTTTTGGACGCATCTTTGCAATTTTTTCTTTAGACTTAATTTCCTTTTCTTTAAGGTCAGCTTGTCTTTTTTGAATTAATTCCTGAGATTTGTTCTGAATCTGAATAGCCTTAAGTTTCTTATTCTCAATGGTTTCTTTAGATTTAATCTCTTTTTCTTTTATACTATGTTCTCTTGCAGCAGTCTCTTTATCATGGGCTAATCTTGCTTGTTTATCAAATGCATCAGATATAACCTTTTGATTTTCTATAGCTAACTTACTAGCTTCTACAACATCAGGAACTAAATTAGCATTTATATCAGTATTCTCAGCTTGACCTAATGCATTCATTTGAGCTACATCTAATTTGGTTTGAGCTTCAGTATCTATTTTGTATTTCAATAAATCTCTATCAGCTTGTTCTCCAGCTAATACTTCAGCATGTAATTGTGCTTCATGTTCTCTCTGAGCTGCAATGTCTTTAGACTGTTGTTCAATGTTAGCTTGTTCTTGTGCTTTCTTCTCATTAACTGATTTCTCAACTTTACGTTTAATAGATGCAGTAGAATCTGTAGAGAAAATATCCATTAATTGGATTAAATCTACTTGACCTGTTTGAAGAGCAATCTTAACAGCTTCTTGTAACGTAGTAATAGTTCTAGCATCATTAGTAGCATCACCTACTAAAATACCATAATCTGCTTCATTGATTTGGTCACCATCTACTTCAAATATCTTAGATACCATTTCTGATGTGATATATTGAATAGACTCTGATTTACCTTTTAAGCAATATTTAATAACCTCTAATAAGGCTCTTAATGTTCTTAATTTAATATTGTCATGAATAGCAAAGTAAGATTCTGTAATATTAGAACTGGCATCAGCGGCATCTCTTGTAACTTGTAATCCTGCATCTGCAGAAATCATTCCTTGTCTTTGTGGATTGATACCTACAATTTTATCTAATTGACCTTCAAGATATTGTAACATCAACATGTTTTGTTGAATGAACTGACCCTGCTCCATATTGATAACATCTCCAGTAGTTCCACCAGAACCAGCTAATTTACCTTGGGCAGCACCTTTTTTACCTTCTTTAAAACTATCAATTACCATCCAACCCATATTGGTTGCAAAGTGCATTGTCATGTCTAAATCCCATCCATCAGGTATTAAGGCTAAATCTAATTTACCTATCTTACCTAAAGCTTTAATCATAGCTTGTTCAGTTCTGTACATATAAGCATTATATCTAATGCTATAATCTTTCATTACGTCATATAAGCCATTTTCTAATCTAGTTCCAATATATCCTAAAGAGCAATGAGAAATGTTATCTAATTGTCTAAATTGTACACTTCTAGGTTTGCCTTTAATAAAAATATCTTCACCTATTCTAGTATTCTCCCAGGCTTCACTAATCCAAATCCATTTGATGGATTCTCCTAAATTTTTGTTTATCTTATAATTTTCATCTACATACTTAGTTTGTTCATCACCTTGTTCATCAAGGAATGTTAACTCTCCAACTTTTCTTAAAGATTTCCATCTTGTATGTACAACTCTAATATTTCCTTCAGTATCATAGTAACCATTGAATCTATCATTTCTGATAATTAATTCTGCACCTGGTTGATTAGGCATTAAGAATCCTTCATCATTTTTATGATAGTATTGGTCTAATGTAAAGTCTTCAACTTGTCCTTTTTCTGATTGTCTGTTCTCTAAATCACTAATTTGTGAACCAGTTAAGAAGTCATAATAATAATCTATTACTTGACCTAATGGCATATAGTAACATCTTACTACTGCATCTGAATCATCAATATAAGGATTCTCTGGAGATGATAACCAATAAGTTGTTTTAGGGTCACATGCATCTACAACTGGTTTACCATTGTGCTCATCTACAGATAACAATTCTTCATTATTTAACATACCATATTCCCAAGCTCTTGAGAATTGTACCTTTAAATCTAAGTATTGATTGAAGTGATGTAGTAATTGGTCAGCAGTTAATTCTCTAATCTCTTGCCAATCATATGATAAGTATTCTTGTAATTTTTTTAACTTCTTTTCAGCTTCTTCTTTACTAAAAGATTCTGATTGAATTTGTTCGGTTAAGAAACTAAAAAATTGTTCTTTCTTTTGTTCTTCCTTTTCAGAAATTGCATCTCTATTTGAGACATAAACTTTCCATTCAAATCTTCTCTTAAGTTCCTCACCTTTAAGTGTTTGAATCTTAGGATTCTCAATTTTGTAATGTTTAAAATCTAAAGGAATTTTGAAGTCTTTCAGATTATATGGATTACAAATCTTTCCTACTTCAATAGGGTCTAAGATTCCATGATAGTAGAGATTGCAATTTCTCTTCATGTTAATCTTATCAGACGCATTAAAACTATTCTTATTAATTAATCTGTTTTCCCAATAAAGAGAGTTCTCTTTACACCACTCAGGAGTTTTGGCAGAAGTACTAATTTTCTGTCTTGGTACGGTGGCTGGTATAGTTAAATCTATTGTAGTGGTAAATTCCATGTTTTATAATCTAATTAGCAAAGATACTTCTAAAAATTGAATTATTTGAGTATTCTCAAAAATAATTAATTTAGAAGTATAGCTTAATCTTCTGTTAAATTTGCAAACTTTTCATTAAATTGTTCCTTTGATAGGAATCCTATATCCATAAGATGTAACTCACTTTCTGGTACTAGTTCTGGTTTAACTCCTGCTTTAGTACTATCCCAAACAACTATACCTGAATTTTTTATGATATTGTAAAATTGGTCTAATTGCAAACCTTCAGGTAGACTTTGCATGTCCATTATTAATTTTAGTTTCTCTCCTTGATTATCCATTTCTTCTATAGTTTCTTTTAAACCACTCATCTTGTGCTAAATCTTTGTGGGTACTTATACTTTCTACATTATACTTTTCTCTATCATGAAATGCTAACATTAACATCTCTAATGCACTTACTCTATCAAAGTTACCATCAATATTCCAAATACTCATTTCTTTAATTGCTGGTAAACATCTAAATCTATGTAATTGAATTTCTTCTGGTTTATCTGGATTGTTAGTAAATTCTAAACACCACTTAGCTAATAAACCTCTTGCAAATTGATTTAGTTTAGTACTAGGTGTTGTACCTCTTCTTCTTCTTCCAGAGTTTTGTCTAATTGTGGTATCTTCTAAAATTTCTCTTGCAATTTTAGGTTCATCCATAATTAGATACCCACAATTCTTATCATCGAAGTAATCAAATATTCCTTTATTTCCATTTTCTATATTTGCTTTGGCATTGTAATATAAAGCTAATCTTCTACAGTTCTCATAGAATTCAGCTGCTGTTCTTGGTCTTCCCGTATATTCAGCTACAATTCTTTTAGTCCAAGAATCTCCAACAAAACAACTACCTAAAGATGTTGTTGTAGATTCATCAAAGTCATAACTATCTATTCCTATTACATATCTATTTTCTTGAGCAACTTTATCACCTTCTCCTACTTTATATGGATGTGAATAAATAACTATTCCTCCATGTAAGTTCTTGTTATCTTTTAAATTTAAATTGTAAATTGGTGTAACTGATGCATCATATACAAATTTGTATAATTGGGAATCTTTATCTAATTCCATTCTACCAATAAAATCTGCATCTTTATATTGGTGAGGTTTAGAAACAATCTCTGCTTCTTGTCTTACAAGTTCATCTACTGGAAATTGAGTTCCAGAGATACGCATCATCATCTCTTTTGGTGTTAGAGGTAACTCTGCTTTTCTTCTTGTTAATGCATGTGGGTCATTAGAAGTTGCAACAATCTTTCTATCAGCTTCTATAAATTTAGTAGCTTTTGCATGGTCAGAGTTTCCATCTTTATCCATAGCTCCAGAATAATTCTGATTGGCTGAAAAGAAGAAACCACACTCTGTATCTTGCATTCCATCATCCCATCTATTCTGAACACCTCTAATTCTAAATGATTTTGGTGTACTAAATAATGCTTCAAATCCTACGAAGTTTGTACCTTCTTCACCACCTGTACCAATAGCAAGTATTAATCCGAATGTATTTTTACCATCCTCCATGGAAGGTCTTAAGATTTGCCATCCTTTATTTATGTTTGGATACAAACCACACTCTTCTAGAATAATTAACTTACCACGCTTACCTCTTAATTTACCAATACTATCTCCTGTGGTTACTCCGATGATTTCAGAGTTAAAACTTCTAGGGTCAATAGTATCAATACCTAATTCATTTTTAATTCTTACTGAAGATTTCCTGTGTAATTCAGAATTGTTTTCATGTCTTCTTTTACCCCAAGGAGTATATGAATCCACAAAATCCATTAGTCCCCATGCCTTAGCAATAATACCATCTTTCAATAAGTATTCTTCTTTAGCAGCAAAACAGTAAGATTTAGAGTTCTTAATATGATGGTAATTTCTTACACACATACTAGCAGACTTTAAAGATTTACCCTTACCACGGGAACCACCTAAAATACCATGCTGTCCATTTGTTTCTGCATCTTCTATGTAATGGAAGAATTCAAAATCTCCATCCCAGAAATCTGGAAAACCCTCTATACGGTCAGCTTGATTTTGTCCATCTTCATTAGCATTTTCTGTAACAACTACTGTCTTCAAAATTGGACTGTAGTTTAAATAGTTATAATGGTATCCTGTAATTCTAACACCATCAACTTCATATCCATGAAGACATCTTCTTCTTTCTTCTTTCCAGAACTCTATATAAGCTTTTGAACCTGGAGCCAATAAAGTATATTTTCTACCATTTTTGGTAAAGTTATTAGCTGCTTCCTGAAATAAGTGTGTATTCTTAAACATATTTATTCTGTATCAAATTCTCTATCACCACCAACTCCACCACCTCTAGCAGTAGAACCATTAGTCATTTCTTTTTTAACAGCTGCTTCTAATTTATCAATGGTATCTTTAATACCTGAACAGTCTTTTAATGAAGATGTTATTTCTTTAATCTTATAAACTGGATTACCTTTACCATCTCTTTCAGAATAATCAATTTGATTGAAATAATCTTGAGTAGATTGCATTGCTGATTTAGCAGCTTTTAAGAAGTTCATTGTAGGAGTTTGTTGTAACTCATCATACTTCTTACATGCTTTTATAATATCAGCATCTGGTTTATTTAAAACTCCACCAAGAAAATCTTCAGCTAATCTTTCTTCTTTTATACCTTTTGTAAATGCTACATAATTTGAAAGATAATCAGTAGAAAAATATACATAATCTAGTTCATTTAAAGCTT